AGGCGAAGGTGATCCAATTGCACTCGCCGAGGCCCGTGCACGCACCTTCGGCTGGCGCAGGAAAGCCTTTCTGGTGTCAACGCCGACCATTGCCGGGCGCAGCCGGATTGAACGGGAATATGCTGCCTCAGACCAGCGGCGCTTTTTCCTGCCCTGTCCGCATTGCGGCGCGATGCAATGGCTGAAATTCGAAAGGCTCATCTGGGAGAAGGGCGACCCGCGCAGCGTGCGCTACCATTGCGAGGATTGTGACACGCCGATTGAGGAACATCACAAGACCGCGATGCTCGCTGCCGGCGAATGGCGGCCGACAGCATCGGCGGAGAACCCGCATACCATCGGCTTTCATATCTCGGCGCTTTATTCCCCGGTCGGCTGGCTGTCATGGGAGCAGATCGCGCGCGATTGGGAGGCAGCGCAGGGCAAGGCTGAGGACCTCAAAACCTTCCGCAACACGGTGCTGGGCGAGACCTGGCAGGATCGTGGCGAGGCGCCGGATTGGGAACGACTGGTGGAACGGCGTGAGGATTTCCGGCTTGGTGTTGTGGCCAAGGAGGCGCTCGTGCTGACAGCAGGCGTCGATGTGCAGGATGACCGGCTGGAATGCGATATCTGGGCCTGGGCGGAGGGTTATTGCTCCTGGCTGGTGGATCACATTGTCATCGCCGGCAGCCCGCGTGAACGCGCGCCCTGGGATGCGCTGGCAGACTTTCTCGCGCGCGATTGGCCACGGGCGAATGGCGGCGCGATCCGCATTGCCAAGGCGTGCGTTGACACGGGCGGGCGCGATACGGCGGCTGTTTATGGCCATCTGCGGCGCCTGCGCGACCCGCGCATTGCGCCGACCAAGGGGGTTGATGGTTGGAACCGCGCGCAACCGGTGCAGGGCCCAACGCCCGTTGATGCGCTGGTGGATGGGCGGAAGCTGCGGCGTGGCCTGAAGCTTTGGACCGTGTCGGTTTCGACCTGGAAGGTTGATCTTTATCGCCGGCTTTGGCTCGGGCGTGGGGAGGCGGCGGAATTCCCGCCCGGCTGGGTGCATTTGCCGCAGGGGATTGAGGTTGAATGGGTCAAGCAGTTGGTGGCGGAGCACCTGCACCAAGTGAAGGATCGGCGCGGCTTTGTGCGCCAGGAATGGGCGAAGCTGCGGGACAGGAATGAGGCGCTGGATTGCGCGGTGCTGGCGCGCGCGGCGCTGTGGTTGCTGGGCGCTGATCGGTATGGTGAGCGGTTCTGGCACAGGCTCCGTGAGGACATCGCGAATGCGCCGGTGGAAGTACTGGAGCATCCCCGGCCAGAACCGACACCGAATCCTGAACCAGCGCCACTGATGCGCCGGCCTGGCTGGTTGGCGCCGCGTAGCGGTTGGCTGCGCTGATTACTTTCGGGAGGAAATCATGAGTAATGGGGAACTCCACGCGCGCGAGCGCGAGGATCTGTCGCTGCATGTCGAACGCTGTGCTGAGCGCTACACGGCGGTGCGTGCGGAAATCTGCGGCCTGCGCAAGCAGACGCGCCGGATTGAGGGCGCGATCTGGGGCATCGTCGCTGTGCTGATCGCGCTTGGGGCGGGTGGTGCGCAGATCCTGCCAATCCTGCGCGCACTGGCGCGCGGCGCGGGCGGGTGATCCGCCTTGGACCCCGCAACCCTCGCCTGGGCGTTGGCGCAGCCCGTCGGCAGCCGCGCGGCCGTGCTGGCCTCTGCCTATACTGGCGGCGTCACACGCGTGACCTTCGAAGGCCGCACGGTGGAATATCGCAGCCTGGATGAATTGGGCCGGGCCATCGCCGCCCTTTACGGCGCGGAGAATGCCACTGCGCGGCGGCCGGGTGTGACACTCGCCAGTTTCACAAGGAACGCATGATGGAACAGACGCATTGGCAACCCGCCACGCTGGCGGCGGCGCTTGGCGTGCCGGATGAAGCCTTCCGCGCCTTCTCCCGGCTGCGCCAGATCGCTTGGGAGAAGGAACTCTCGTCTGCCGAAGCCGCAAGCCTCGCGCTTGCCTGGGTCGCAGCCGATCGCATTGCCTGCCATGGCCCGATTGCCGAGGCTGCTGGCGCGCTACTTGATGCCGTGACTGAGGCCCCCACCGAATGAAGCTTCACCTGCGTGCTGCCTGGCAGGCCCTCAGGGGTTACGCGGCCGCGCAGGAGAACCGCGCATCGACCTGGTCGCCCTCAGGCGGCAGCGCGAATGGTGAGGTCGGCATGGCCGCCGCCAGCGTCGCAAGGCGCGCGCGCGACGCTGTGCGCAATGATCCCTATGCCGCGCGCATCGTGGATCTCTGGACCGGCAATGCTGTCGGTGCAGGCATCACGACCCGCTGGCCGGAGACGGCGCATGGCGCGGCGTGGCTGTCCTGGGCGGAAAGCTCCGCTTGCGATGCGGAAGGCAAGCTTGATCTCTATGGTCTTCAGGCGCTCGCCATGCGTGCCGTCGTCGAAAGCGGTGAATGCTTCATCCGGCTGTTGACCGTGCCGACATCGCCGCGGAACCCGATCGGCCTCAGCTTGCAGGTGCTGGAAAGCGATCATCTGGATACCGCGCGCAATGGCGTGGTGAATGGCGCGCCGACCATCCAAGGCATCGCGCTTGGATCGGCAGGCGAGCCGATTGGCTATTGGCTTTTCCCAACCCATCCCGGTGCCTGGATGCTGCCGGGTGCGCGGCTGGCGAGCAATTTCATCCCCGCGCGCGATGTGTTGCATGTGTTTCGCAAGCGCCGACCTGGGCAATTGCGCGATGTCTCCTGGCTTGCGCCAATACTGCTGCGGTTGCGTGATCTTGGCGATTACGAGGCCGCGCTGCTGATGAAGGCAAAGATTGAGGCCTGCCTCGCCGCCGTAGTCACCGATGATGGCGAGGAAACACTCACGAAACCGAGCGACAGCAACCCCGGCCTGCTGCGCGATGCGCAAGGCCGTGCAGTGGAAAGCTTCGAGCCTGGGATGATCCTTTATCGGCGTGGCCAGGGTGATGTAAGCGTGGTCAACCCCTCCGGCGGTGGGTCGCATACCGCCTTTGCCCGGCGCTCACTTGAAGCCGCCGCTGTTGGTGCAGGCCTGACATACGACCAGGTCTCCGGCGATCTGACCCAGGCGAATTACTCGAGCCTGCGCGCCGGCAAGATCGAATTCCGTAGGCTCTGCGAACAGATGCAATACGGCATGCTGATCCCGATGCTGGTGCGGCCCATCGCCGAGCGCTTTCACGTGCAAGGCGCGCTGCTCGGGCTTTGGGCGGATGCCATGCCGAAGGGCGTCGCGCATGTGCCGCCAGCGCATGAGATGATTGATCCGCTGAAAGACACCACAGCGCTGATCGCCCAGGTGCGCGCGGGCTTTGTGCCGCAGCCCGAAGCCGCCGGCGCCTTTGGCTATGATTTCCGCTCGGCAGTCGAGATGATCCGCGAAGCCAATGCAGCGCTGGATGCCGCTGGCATCTCGCTCGATACCGACCCCAGGCGTGTCGCCAAATCCGGCGGCGCACAGGACGCGGCGCAAATGGCGGCAGTGGAAATTGCGGCCACAGGTGCGGCCGGGGCGGCGGCACCAACGCCGGCAGATACCCAAACAGCATAGGGCTCACCATGACCGAAACCACCGACCCGGGCGGGAGCGATCCCGCGCCGGCTGATCCCACTTTGCCCGATCGACTTCCCCCCGATGGGCAAACGATCACCGCGCGCCGCGCCATCACCGCACCCGCGACCGTCGATCGTGCCGCACGCACGGTGGAGGTCGTCTGGTCCACTGGCGCAAGGGCGCGCAACTTTGTTCCGTCCCTCGGCGGCATCACCGAGGAACTGGACATGTCGCCCAATGCGGTGCGCATGGCGCAGCTGCGGTCGGGCAATGCGCCGGTGCTGAACACCCATCGCAGCAGCGATGCGCGTGACGTGCTGGGCCGCGTGATCGCCGCGCGGTTGGAAGGCGGGCGCGGTCATGCGCGGCTGCAATTTTCTGCCGCTGCCGATGTGGAACCGCTCTGGCAGCGCATTGCCGATGGCACGCTGCGTGCCGTCAGCATTGGCTATCGCGTGCATCGCTATGACCAGCGTCCCGATCCGGCAAGCGGCGAGATGATCTACCGCGCCGTGGATTGGGAACCTTTCGAGATTTCGATCGTGCCCATCCCGGTTGATCGGGATGCGCAAGTGCGTGGCGCGGTGCCGCAGGGCGCGCCGTCCTTTGCCATTGAACCTGCCCTGCCTGACGAGGAAATCCCCATGACCGAGACGACGCCGGAAACCCCGGCAGCCCCTCCGGCGCCGCCTGCCGCGTCGCCGCCCGCAACCACCACCGTGGAAACGCCGCCCGCAGCGCCACCGTCTGATCTGGAAGCTTTGCGCAGTGAGGCACAGCGCGCCGAGCGTGAGCGCATCTCCGGCATTGATGGTGCCATTGAAGCCGCACGCACCCTGGTCGGCACGGAGACCGCCGCGCATATCCGGCGCGAGGCTGTCGAGCGCGGCTGGCACCCGGACCAGGCGCGCCGTTCCCTGTTCGACGCGATGGTGAAAAGCGCTGCACCGCCTGCCATCCCGGCGCGACCGGAAACCGGGCCAGGGCATGACTCGCCGTCGGAGATTCTCGATGCCATGGCCGAAGCCTTGGCGGCGCGCAGCATGCCTGGCTATCAGCCGCAGGGTGCCGGGCGCCATGCCGAATTCATGGGTTGGCGGCCTTCTGACATGATCGGCGAATTGCTGCGGGTCCGCGGTGAACGCAATGTGCCGCGCAACCCGACGCTGCTCGCCGAGCGCGCCTTTCACACCACCTCCGACTTTCCGCTGCTGCTCTCGGCTGCTGCGAACAAGATGTTGCTCGCGGCGTATCAGCCGGCAGCGCCAAGCTATCGGCAGATCTTCCTTCGGCGCGATTTCCGCGACTTCAAGCCACATCGGCATTTGCGGGTGGGTGATTTCCCGACCCTCATGCCGCTGATGGAGAATGGTGAAATCCAGGCTGGCACCATGTCGGAAAGCCAGGAAATCGTCCTGCTGCAAACCTTCGCGCGACGCATTCGCGTGACGCGGCCCATGCTGGTGAAT